ATCTTTTAATTGTCTTATCAATAGTGTTATATAAGTATTATCTAAGTAACACTAGTAAATAAATTAACAGTTTATTGTTTATTGTCTTAATCTGTATTTATCCTAGGAGTATCCTAGTAATTACTAAGATCCTAATAAACTCCTAAGATCCTAGGATATTTTATTTTATGTTTATCTTCTGTTTTTAAGATCCTAGGTATATCCTAGTAATATCCTAGTAATATCTTAGTAATATCTTAGTATGGGAAAATTTGATGATGTCTTCCGACAACGATAAAAACACAAGCATCGAATCTCTTTTATCTTATTTGTCTTCCGCAGCCGAGCGTAAGCGAGGCGAAGAAGGGGTGGCCGAAGATAAACCCTCTAAGGAGGCCGTACAGAGCGATTCACCTCTTCTGGCTACCCATGTAGCTCCCACCCCTCCTAACGCCTCTGTAGGAGCTTCTAAAGGGCTCCTAGAGGGCTTTAAACTACCGGAGGAGGATGTCCCTACCGACTTCTCCGACTTGGAGAGGGATTTGGAAGTATCCAATACAGTAGCAGGACTGACCAACAACAAGTTGGTAGAGAAGATACTTTTGAACACTGACTCTGAAGGGATGCGGACCAAGCAACTCACTAGTTTGTCTTTGGAGGCTTTTGAGAAGATCTACGATGATATTTTATCCATCGGACCTACTCTTCCAAAAGAGGAACAGGAGTTCCTTGTCACCTTCCTTTCCAAACGGATAAAAGAACTAGCCAAGACCAATTTCTATATGTATGTCAAGTACATGGCTCCTTTTACCCTGCCTGAAGGATTCAAAGACGGAAGGCATATAAAGCTCATAGCAGGAGAGTTGCAGAAGGTGGAGAAAGCTACGTTCAAAGGGGCTCCGGTAAGGACTATGATCTTCTGTCCTCCGGGAGCTATGAAATCCAAGCTAATCAACCTTTTTATATCTTGGTGCCTAGGTAAACACCCAAAGTGGAATATCCTGCACATAGGCCACGGTACACAGTTTGTTGAAGACAACGCAGGTAGACCTATTCGAGACTTGATGAGGACTGAAGAATACTTATCTATATTTGGTCACATTCGTATTAAGTCCGACTCTCGTGCTGCAGGAAGGTGGGAGCTTTCCGACGGAGGTAAATACTACGGGGCAGGGGTGGGGACACAGATTGCTGGACGCCGTGCTCACCTTGCCATCTGCGACGACGTGGTATCGGAACAGACGGCGTACTCGGTTGTGGAGCGCAGGGCGATTAACGCTTGGTATGTACCGGGCCTGCGTACCCGTCTCTTGCCCAACGGCAGCGAGATTATTGTAAATACCCGATGGCATACAGAAGACCTTAGTGGCTATCTAGAGAACAATGACAAGAAGAGCAAACGACCTTGGAACATTATTAAAATACCTGCCATCTTGGATAAAAGAGCTGCTGATCTTCTTGGGTTGAAGGAAGGAGAGTCTTTCTGGCCAGAGTTCCAGCCTTTGGAGTTCTTGGATGAAAGAAGGTCAGATCCTTCCATGACTGCTCCTAAATGGAGTTCCCTTTACATGCAGGAGCCCATACCGGAGGAAGGGAGTATCTTTAAAGAGAGTGACTTTAAAGTTTGGACTAATAAAAAGCCACCGGATATTGAATATATAGTTTTGTCTTTGGATACAGCCTACAGTGTTAAATCTTCTGCAGACTACAGTGCTTATTCGGTTTGGGGAATATTCAGCGAACGAAGGGTAGATGCAAAAGGCAGGGAACATTTTGTGCCTAATCTTGTTTTAATCGAATGTGACAAGAAGAGGTGGGAGTACCCGGAACTTTTAAAACAGGTAATAGAGATGCAGGACTATTACAAGCCTGATATAATTTTAATTGAAAACAAAGCAAGCGGACAATCGTTAATACCTGAACTTCAACTTATGGGCTATCCGGTTGTACCTTTCGAACCCCAGAAGTGGGGGGATAAAGTTATGAGGGCACACCAAATTACCCCCTACTGCAGGAATGGAAGAGTTTGGGTGCCGGATGGTCAACAGTTTACAAACGTACTTTTAAAGGACATGCTGGAGTTTCCGTTTGGATCTAGCGATGACCTTGTAGATACAGTTACACAATGTATTATTCACTTAAGGTCAAACTTGATGGCTTTAAGTACAGAACATCACATGAGCGAAGATCAAGATGAAGATGACGACTTCGGCAGAAAGAGAAGAACTTCTTATTGGAATTCAGCAGCATGATTCTATTAGTTTGTAAAGATCAAAGTCAAATTGAACGCGCTAAAAGTATTTGGGGTGATCTTAATCAGTTTGAATTTATTACTATTGGAAGTATATTAAGCGGGAGAAGCTTTGAAAGAATCATCTTTCTATTTGATCCTGTAAAAGAGAAATTAGAGACACGTTGGACGGTAAAAGAATTAGTAGGTTTTCTACAAACCAAATTACCTCCGAACAAACAAGTGGAGTTTTTATAATGCCAATCGAAAAACCTAGTTACAGCAATAACTACAATCCCATGTCCCCTGCCCTGTTCGGCAAGAACAAAGCGGCAAAGAATTCTGTTATCGCACCTGTGGAGTTCTCTCTTGGGAAAGTAGGAGACTCTGCTCCTTTGGAGATTGAAGCAGAACAGGACAACGCTTTTGCGGAAGCTCACTACGACAATTTGGCAGGAGAGCTAGACGAGAAGTTTATTACTCGTGTGGGCCTTCAATGCAAAGCTTGGTTGGAGAAAGATTTGGAATCCCGCGCAGAGTGGGAAGATACCATCGTCAAAGGTATTAACAATCTAGGCTTGAATGTCATGAGTTCGGAAGATGCTGATGCTCCTTTTGAAGGAGCTTGCATGGCTGTCCATCCTTTGATTTTGGAGACAGCAGTTAAATTCCAAAGCAAAGCAACGGCAGAGTTGTTGCCTGCTACAGGTCCAGTAAAGACAGAAGTACTTGGCAAACAGACAGAAGAAGTCTTGAACAGAGCCAATAGAGTTAAAGAATTCATGAACTACCAAATAACAAAGAAGATGACGGAGTATTATCCAGACATGGAGAAGCTTTTGTTTTATCTACCTTTGTACGGAAGTGCATTTAAAAAGACTTATTGGGACTTTACTTTAAACCGTCCTGTCTCTTGTTTTATTCCTGCCCAAGACTTCGTAATCAACAACAACGCACGATCTTTGGAGAAAGCCCGCAGATACGCTGAAGTACTGCCTGTGATGAGTGGTTCTGAATTAAAGAACCGTATTATTCAAGGTGAATACTTGGAACCAAAAGAGTGGCGCGGCAAGGTTTTAAATAAAAGCTCAGATGAGATTGACGTATCTGGAGACTCCCAAGTATCAGGTGAATCCAGTGTAGTATTGGATAACATTACTTTAGCCACCAATAAAGCATCTGGACAGAACTATGTTGACGGTATGTTTGAAAAAGCATTCCATCTTGTCGAGATGCATTGTTACTTGTCTTTACCTGCCCCTTACGGTAATCCGGGTTACACAGATCCGTATATCGTTACTTTTATCAAAGACACGGGAGAAATTCTTTGCATCAAACGGAATTGGGATGAAGAGGATGTAAACCGCAATAAAAAGATTTGGTTCAGTCACTACTTGTACGTTCCCAGTTTTGGTTTTTACGGAGCTGGTCTTTTCCATCTTTTAGGTAACTTCCAAGTTACTTTAACTTCAGTTGTGAGGTCACTGGTCGATGCAGGTCAATTTGCTAACTTACAAGGTGGTCTTAAACTCAAAGGCGTCCGTATTAGCGGAGATAATACTGCTATTGCTCCGGGCGAATGGCGAGAGACAGAAGCAGCACTGCAGGACATTAGCAAGGCTCTATTCCCTCTTCCTTACAAAGAACCTAGCCAAGTTCTCTTTGCCCTTCTACAGTGGATGGATGGACGTGCAGGGGCCTTCGCAGACTCAACGGAACAAGTAGTCCAAGATTCAACTAACTATGGTCCGGTAGGAACGACTGTGGCATTGCTGGAAGCTTCCATGAAGCTCTTCTCGGCCATTCACAAGCGTGTACACTTCTCACAGGAACAGGATTTAAAACTCCTTCAACAGGTTAACTTTGACTACATGCCTGATGAATACCCTTATGATGTTCCGGGTGGAGAGCGTCAAGTCTTTAAAATGGACTTTGATCCAAAGACAGTTAACGTCGTCCCTGTCAGTGATCCTAATGTAATTTCAAACGCGCACAGGCTGGCTATTGCACAAACCAAGCTGCAAGCTGCCATGCAGGCTCCACAAATTCACAATCTTAAATCTGTTTACAGGCAGTTTTATCTTGCTTTGGGAGAAGAAAATATTGACGACATCATCACACCGGATGTTCAAGCGCAACCTCTTTCCCCACTGGAAGACGTAATGGCCATTGTTCAAGGGAAGCCTATTAAAGCTTTTATGGGACAAGATCACAAAGCACATGTGGAATTTAAAATGACTTGGCTTCAAGATCCTCTTGTAGGTGGTGCTTCACAGACGATGCAGTCTTTCGTGCCTCACATTATGGCCAACATCAGGGAACACCAGTTGATCCATTATCAAGAACAGATTAATGGAATGCAGGCTGAACAAGGCACTCTGCCTAACGCTGATCCAAAGGTCATTGCTCAAATTCAAGCGCAAGCTGCTGCAGAGATTAAAAAGGCAAATGAAGCCCTTGCAAGCACCATTGGCGGCAACCAACCTATGGAATTGATTGCACAGGCAGAGATGCTGAAGGCACAAACAGAAGCCAAACGAGTAGATCACGTAAAGACAAAGGATCTTGCGGATCTTTCGATCAAAGCTCAAAAGGTTGACATTGACAGGGTAGAAGCTTTGTTGAAGGCAAAAGAAATGGGGACTAACGCTCAAATTAACCAGTTTAAAGCTGGCACTGCTGCAGTTCAAATGGGCTTGCAGAATCTTTTAAGGGAGCATGAAATCAACCAAAGAAATAAAGTTGAAAATAAAAAGGCTGATATACAATTAGTCCAAGGCGAGAGAAACCGCCAAGACAAAGCAAGGGCTGAGAAGAACAAAAAGAAACCTAATGACCGAAAGATTTCTAAGTAAACGTATCCGTAATATCATGGGGGATTCTGAGTTAGACGATGCGGTATCCGCAAAGTTAATTCAGTACATGGAAGTGCAGATTGAAGCACTTCTAACCATCTCAGAACCCCGTGCTATTTCATATGCTCAAGGTCAAATCGCCGCCTTGAACTATGCAATTCAACAAGTGCGAGAAAATAACAAACGAAAAGTAACACAAGAAGAAGAGGACTAAATGGCAGCGAGTGAAATTTTAAGTGGACAAATGTCCAACTTTGACGGTAGTTTAAATCATTGGGTTACAGACGAAACTGTCCCTGATCCCAATCCTTTACCAGTCGTTACAGGCTGGAATCTTCTAATTCGTCCGGTAGACCCCGGTAAAAAGATTAAAACAAAGTCCGGTGGAACTTTATATCTTCCTGACGAATTTGTTTCAGACATGCAGTATTTAACCAATGTTGGACAGGTGAAAGCTATGGGGCCTTTATGTTATCGCGACCCCAATGTTAAACCTGTGGATGGAGCTTACTACCCTCACGGACGCTATACAGGTCCTTGGTGCAAGGTAGGAGACTACGTAGTTTGGGGTAAACACCAAGGTACGAAGATGAAGATCAAAGGGGTTTCCTTTGTTCTGTTGCAGGATGAATTGGTTTTAATGACTTTGGAAAATCCTACAGATATTAATCCAATGTTCGCCGTATAAAGAGAAAGGGCAGAAGACATGAGTGGTAGTCGTAGAGTTAATTGGACTGACATTGAAATTACGGATGAAGATTCATCTGCAAACAACAATGAAGCAAACAAGTTTCGTTTGAATTTAGAAGAACAAGAACTGGAGCAGGAGAATAACAATGGGAAAAGCAAAAACAGTATCGAACGAGTTGAAAATAAAGAAGTCAAAAAAGACGAAGACGAAGAAGATTTCACCAAAGAAGCCGAAGATAAAGGCAGGCGAACGCAAAGGGAAGAGGCGTCAAGGGAAGCCGAAGTAGATGACGATCACCTAACTTCAAAGAGAGCACACAAGCGAATCAAGTCTTTGCTCGGGCGCGTTAACGAAAAAGACGCCATTATCGCAGAGCAAGCACGGGCTATTGAAGAATTAAGCAAGCGTAACGTAGGCTTTCGTAAACAATCAGCAGAATCACTTCGTTCACAGTGGAAAACCACGGTAGAACAGAAGGAAGCTGAATTAGAGAAGGCTATTGCAGAAGATGATCCTAAAGCCATTGTAAAGGCGACAAAGGAGCTTTCAGATGCTCAAATGCGCCATGCAGCCTTTGAAGCGGTGGATGACGAAGCTTTTGAAGAACAGGAGACGCCGCGTCTTCGACAACCTCAACAAGCTCCTCCGGAAGTACCTGATGCAGCGCGTGAGTGGATTGCTCGCAATAAATGGTTTAACCAAGATGAAAAGAAGCATGTAATTGCCCGTATGCTTTCGGCAGAATTGACCAAAGAAGGTGAGTTGGACCCGGAAGGAGAAGAGTATTGGGAAGAACTGGATAAGCGGTTGGAAGATTACAACATTAAACCTGTTCCCCCAAAAGGAAGGGAACGCGAACAGCAGGAGGACACACCTGCTCCACGACGCAAAGGTTCTCCTGTTTCTTCCCGGCAAGACGAGGATTCAGGTGGCTATTCCTACAGCAATGACAAGCAGTTTGTACGAAGTGGTAATAGGGTAACCGCCAATCCTACAAAAGAAGACGTGGACATGGCAGATCGTCTTGGGGTTGACTTGACTTCTTTCATGAAGGAGAAGCACAAGTACGCGCAACAAGGCTACAAGGGATACGTCACTATTGACGTGCCGGGGCAGTAGACGTATTAATTAAATTTTAAATTGTGTTATAATAAAAAGGAATTAAGAAATGGCTAGACAACCTTTACGTACTACCAGAGCAGCAGAAGCAAAAGAAGAGACTTACACACCGCCCTTTTCGTATGACATACCTTACGAGGTTCGCGAGAAGTTTAACGGTGAAGGGTATCACCTTCGATGGGTGCGCGTTATTCTAGATAATCAAGACGATTACAAGAATGTCGCAGACAGACGCCGAGAAGGATATGAACCTGTAATGATTTCAGATCTTCCTATTCAATTCAGGGATCTGTTTGAAACAAAGTCTTTCGGACCTTCTACAGGAAAATACTCTAGTATTGCAATGGTTGGAGATCTTGCCTTGTTTAAAATCCCTCTGGGTAAAGCCGAAGCTCGTCAACGATATTACGAGAAGATGGCACTGGAGTCGGAACGGGCACAGATGAAACAGCTAGGTGGAAACAGCAAGCTAAACAAGCTGCTGCCCATCAGTGACGAATCTAGTACACAAGTTCGAGTTGGCAATCGTCAAAATGCCCCGCAAGAGTTCGGTAAAACTCTGAAAGAAACAGTAGCCTCAGACGACGACGCAGAATAACTCCGTAGTGGGCGCGTGCTTTGATCCTAGGTTGCAATTGTTATAACTTTTATTGAAATAGAAGGAGAATTCCACCATGACTGTTAGTTTTCCCGGTGGTCTAGTACGCTCTCGTTCGGCTGGTGCACACAGCAACAAGCTCCGCGCTTATCCTATTAAGAACGGTGCTCACTCTGCTATGTACACAGGCACCCCCGTAAAACTCAGTGCAGGTACACTTGACGTTGCTACAAATACAGCGGGCGTCGTAGGTGTTGCACGCAGCTTTACATGGATCGACAAGACTACTGGCCAACCTCAGTATTCAAAGTACATTCCTGCCAATACTTCAAACAAGAACTCAGGTTACATTGAAGGATTCACGCAGCCTTTTGCGCTCGTAGATGACAATCCCGGTGGAACTTGGATTTGTAAAACGGATGCTTCAACTGCAGCTTCTTTTATTGGTGAACTTGCTCGCGTTACCAACGCTGGCGCTGGTTCAGCAGTAACAGGCCGCGCTGCTTGTGAAGTGGACGGTTCAGGTACAGCAGTGTCGGCTGGCAACGCGATGTTCCGTGTTATTGGCGCTTACCGCATTGACGAAGTAACATCTGCAGGTGCTCAAACCAACGACTTTGATCTAGATGCTTCGACACTTGTTGAAGTTATCTTCTCAAATCATATTTATAACTAAGAGGGAGCTAGACTAACATGATTATGACAAGAGGTCAATTTCAAAAGGAGCTAGTCCCCGGCTTAAATAAGATTCTGGGAGCTTCTTATGGCGAAGTCGCCAATGAACACACTCCACTATTCGAGATTGAAAACTCGAATCGTGCATTCGAAGAGGAAGTATTGCTTAGTTCACTAGGTACTGCGCCTACCAAGAATGAAGGTGAAGGTGTTCAATACGACGAAATGCAGGAACTTTGGACTGCGCGTTACACAATGGAAACCGTAGCCCTTGCCTACGCAATCACGGAAGAGGCCGTAGAAGACAATCTCTACGATACCTTTACCAAGATTCGTACAAAGGCTCTTGGTCGCGCCCTTGCTAACGCCAAGCAGATCAAAGCTGCCAACGTATTCAACTTTGGTTTCTCTGCTACGCGCCCCGGTGGTGACGGTGTTGCACTCTTCAGTGCTTCGCACCCCACTCTTAGTGCGGGTAACCAGACCAACACAACAACTTCAGACCTTTCAGAAACAGCTCTGGAATCTGCAGTTATTGCGGTTACGTTGACCAAAGATGACCGTGGTGTTTTGATTGGAGCAACAGCCCAGTCCCTCCACATTCCTCCGCATCTGCGCTTTACGGCCCACCGTATCTTGAAGTCTACGCTCAGCACAACCCCCGGTGGTGCAAGTGTGTTCAACAAGAACGACACCAACGCTATGCGTGATATGGGTATCTTCAAAGGTACGTATATCAACAGTCGCTTTACGGACACCAACGCTTGGTTCATCAAGACTTCGGTCCCAAATGGCACTAAGATGTTCGTCCGTAAGCCATTGGCAACAGCCGTAGAAGGCGATTTCGAGACAGGTAACATGCGTTACAAGGCTCGTGAACGCTACACCTTCGGCTTCTCCGATTGGAGACAGTGGTTTGGTTCAACTGGTTCGTAATAAAAGCCAGTAAATAATCCCTTCCTCATCGCTGCCGAGGGGATACCGTGGAAAGAGGAGTCGCGCGTGAACTGCGAGGCTCCTTTTTCTTTGCCTGTTTAAGATTGTGCTATGCTACTAGATATGAAAAGATACTACGAAATAGCTAAAAGATACAGGCCGAAAGGGGTTAAAATCCGCTTTAAAAAGGAGTACTGTTCTCCCGCGCCTGCATACGCTAGGTTGCTCGAAGACGGTACAAAAGAGATTTACACCCCAAGACCTGACACAAGAGACGGTCTTTTTTACTATTTACACGAATGTGCTCACGTGATTTTAAGGCATCTTTACATCAACATTCCTACGTGGAAACAGGAATATGAGGCAGAACAGTGGGCCATAGCCACCATGCGCAGAGAAGGTGTTCCTGTTAGCAGGACTATGTTAAAAGAAGCCAAAAGATACGTTAAGAATTGCATAAAAGAAGATAAATCAAAGCCTAAAGTACCTTACAAGATACGAAAATGGTGCGGTCTGGCATCTTAAATTATAAGTCCAATCTCACTTCGTTCAACTGGTGTATAATAATCTACGTGAAATTATTCACCAATGTAACATGCGTTACGCTAAATAAAAGAGAGGTTACATCTTAAATGAGTTCTACTCCTTACGCCCCCGTCACATGCCTTGATGCTGCTACAAGCATTGGACAGGCAGATGCAACAATTGTCCCCCTTGATTATCGTTTTGCAGGCGAGAACAACTTCGCCCTTAACTTCATTGGCACTCTTGCCTCTGTAGGTGCAGCCGATATTGTACGGGTACAAGTATCCCCTGATTACAAGATTGAAACAGCCGCAGGAGCCATGTGGGTTTCCATTGATGCATTTGCTACAACTGCTTACAGCGGTTCAATAAATGGTCCTTGGGCTGCAGTGCGCTTTACCAAAGCAGGGGATCAAGTAGCTAAAGTCGTTGGATTGGCTGCAGGACGCAACCGTAGTAAACCTGCCATCGTAGGTTAACGGCTATGCCTGCAATTATTCCTGTTGTTCAACGCATCATACCGCCACGTGTTAGTCACGGAGTCACTGCTAGAAATTCCAGTGGGCGCTTCTCTACGAATTTAATATTGCAGAGTGAAACATTTCAAACCACTTGGTCACTGGTGAATATTCGTGCGTTTGGCGCAGGATCTGTTTTAAATGCAACGGCAAACCCTATAACCGGAGCTGCGACAGCAGAACAGATAATTGAGGATACAACTCTTGGACAACATAGAATTGTATCTGGAAATGTCAGCGGACTTTCCGCCTCAACTCCATATTTTGCCTCTATTTTCGCAAAGCCTGATACAAGAACCAAGATCGGCGTATTCTTCATAGATTCATCTGGTACAGACGGGTGTTTGGCTCTTTTTAATCTTTCTACAAGGCAATTAATAAGCACCAGTCCTAGTGGAGCAGGTGCACTTGTTGCAACATCCATTACAGCCTACCCAAATGGATTTCTTCGAGTGGGTGTTTGTGCAACCATGAATAATAGTAGAACCATCGGCTCCATGCGAGTTTTACTTGTGAATGCATCCGATGCTGTGTCTTATACAGGTGATAATACTTCAGGATTGTATATTTGGGGTGCAATGCTTTCTCAAGGTACACAATTACCTCCTTACGTAGGCCCGACCTTAACAACAGCTTTGACACAGGAAGAGGCGTAACAAATGGCAACGAGTGGTACAAAGAACTTCGTATTCCCAGTAGATAACATTGTACGTACTGCTCTCAACAGAGTAGGAGGTGAATGGACTTCTGCCGAGGAACAATCCCTTGCCAGAGATGAACTCAATCTTCTTATGTTCGAGCTTATCAACAGAGATGCTCCGCTAGGCACCATCAAAGAGTACTCTGTATCTGTAGGTACTTCAGATGGAGAGTTTACAGTAGAGAATGGTGTTATCGGCATTCTAGACATGCTTTGCAGGACTTCCACGGTCGTATCTGTAGGCACTTCTGCTTCCGAATACGGCAATGGTTATCAAGACATTCCTATGGCGCGATATTCGTTCTTGGAATTCCATCAAATTAACGACAAGAACAAATCATCCAGACCTACTTCTTTTACAACAGAAGTAAGTGCACAACAGATGAAGATCAAGATTTGGCCTATTAATGACACAACGCCACGCCGCCTTGTTTACTACGGTATTACTCAGCCTGATGTAGTTACGCGCAGTGCGCAAGAGTTGGACTTGATGAACAGGTATATTCCTGCTGTTATAGAAGGACTTGCTTATCGTCTCGGCAAAGGGCGTAAAGGAATTTCTACAGAGCGATTGGCTTTGATTAAAGGAGATTACAAGGAGCTTTTACAAGAGGCTTTTGACGGAGATCGTGAACGAACCAGTTTCTTTGCAAGACCAGTGATTAGGTAGATATGTATGGCATTCAAACCTACTTTCGTAAGGACAATAACAAAACAGGGAGGTGACAACTACGCTCGTGGCAAGAATGCCATTGGGATTTGTCATCGTTCTGGTTTTAAAGTTCCTTACAAAGATTTGGTATTTGAACCCGGAACAAACTACTTTGTTCACAAAAGTGAGTCTGACGGAGACTATAGTATAGTTACTCATCCGCAGAACTATTTACCGGAAGATCTAACAGATCGGATATTTTTAAAATGGAGTTTTCCAGACGTAGAACTTTCGATTGGAACGGTAGTTAGTGCAGATAAACTTTATTTACCTGTTTGGGTTACAACGGGGGTTTCCGTTGAATGAGTGTAGTTTTCAGAAAGAATCAACCTGAAAAGCATGTTAGACGAACAGGCAGAGCAGTAGCTATTGATCAAAGAACGGGGTTTAAACATCTTCAACGTGATATGGTGTTTGAGTCTGGTACTAACTATTATGTTCATAAACAAGAGTCGGATGGAAGATATAATTTAGTTGACCATCCTCAAAATTACAGGAGTGCAAAACTAGACAGACCTGAACGTGTTGCTTTAAGACACCCTAGTCCTGATACACAACTTTTTATTGGAGTTGTTATAAGTGCAGATCAACTAGGGCTTCCAAGCCATGCTTCTACTTTTTATTCCAGTACGGTGTGGCCTTCAATTGGAACAGGAATTTCAGTAGCGCCTTCAGTAGGTACAGGGGTTTGTGTAGGAGGCGCCATCTTTAGTAACGCTGCCAACAGTCAGTATATTCTAGTTATCTTTCAAGGGATTTAAAACAGTATGTCTAACAATATTCTTATCAAAGATGGCAATAACGCGAATGTTACTCTTCACACAATTGAAGATTCAACAAGCGTACACTTTAACCAAAGCATTCCAACGGATATTGCTAACAATACTGCTACGGTAGTTTCGGGTGGGCAGGCGGTGGCTTCTGGTATGGGTGCACTAGTAGTTGCCCAGCGTGATGCGTTGCCTGCAGGTACGAATCTTATTGGTGGTGTTTCTGTTCGTGGTATTTCTGATGTATCCGTAAGTCCCAATGGGTTAAATATCCCCGTCTCAATTGCAGGCACTATTACCGTTGGCACTCATGCCGTAACACAGAGCGGTACATGGGCTATTACAAGTATTAACTCGCGTGTAGCTGTAAGTGTTGAAAACACCAATAATATTGCGGTTTCCCTAGCGCCACCAACATTTAATGTGCCCGTGTCAATTGCTAATTCGTTACCTGTGTTGGTTTCACTTCAAGGCGCTATTACAGGTACAAATAACGACGGACAATTTGTTCAAGTAGGTCTTTTTGTTCAATCACAGGGCAAGGTCTACAATGCAGCATCCGGCACTTGGGATCGCGTTACAGGAACATCGGTAGGTCAGAATGTAGTTATTCAAAATACCGATAATATCGGAGTTTCGGTTGGCGGTGTAGGAACAGGCATCGCTACTTTATCGAAAGCACAATACAACAGCTCACGTCCTACATTAGCTTCAGGTGATGTTTCTGTAATGCAGTTAGACGCAAGAGGCAATCTTGGTGTAACTCTTTATTCAAATGCCGCCGCCAATAATTTCGAAAGCTCTCCTGCAGACGGAGCAAGCAATTCTTTTAGTGCTTACACATTTATAACAAGAAATGAAGTTTTAAACCCTAACTCCAGTACTTGGGACCGTTTGACAGGAACCAGTGCAGGTGTTTTCATACAACCTAACACATCTACAGGAACAGCATTTACAGGACGAATGCTGCCTGTCGGCGGTTCGGACGGTACAAATAGCAGAGTTTTAAAAACCCACACTGATGGTTCTCTTGTTGTACACGTAAGTAATGCACGTCCTGCAGCTTCGGTTGCGGGTATTGTGTCTGTTTGGGACGCCAATACTGTAGTTCCTGATACAGATGCAAAAGTTCTACAAGGATTTAATCACAGCATTTCAATAACTGCAGGGTACGTATTTAACAGGGCATCTAATACTTGGGATCGCATGACGGGCACCAGTGTTGGTCTGGCTGTCGTAGGTACGGTTTCAATTACAGGACCTCTGCCTGCAGGTACTAACCATCTAGGCAAAGTTTCTGTAGAAGGACTTTCAATTTCTGGTGTCGGTACGCAGCTTGTATCCGTAGGTGGTCCTGTATCTGTACAAGGTGTTCAGATTGTAGGACGCGATGGTTCCGGTAATGCGAGAACACCTTACATTGACGCTAGTGGTATTGCACGTGTGTCTATCGAAGGGTCTTTGGCTGTTAGTGGTTCCAGCATGACGCAAACAGTTGGTGCGGCGGTTACCTCCGAAGGCTATCCGATGCTAGGTTCTGACGGAACCAATGCGCGAAGACTATTAACAACCACAGGTGGCGCACTTGTTGTCCACGTATCCAATACAGCGCCGGGTGGAGCTGCGGCAGGCTCAACTCAACTTGTATCGGTTGCAGGCGCAGTTAGCACTCAAGGTGTTCAAGTAGTTGGTGCAGACGGTGCAGGAGATGCGCGTACATTCTTGACAGATACAGGTGGAAGAACGGTTATTTCTTCTGTTGCTCATCTGGTGGGAGTATCTATTAGTCCAAATGGATTAAATATACCTGTATCAGTTGCTAATACAATTACAGTTGGTACGCACGCAGTAACACAATCGGGTACTTGGAACATCGCTGCTTTAACCAGCATTAACTCTAGAGTTGCCGTTAGTGTAGAGAATACAAACAATATTGCTGTATCCCTAGCACCACCTACTTTTAACGTACCTGTATCCATAGCGGGCACCCCCGCGGTATCTCAAAGCGGTACTTGGAACGTAGGAATAAACGCAGGTACAAACCTTATCGGTGCAGTTTCCGTTCGTGGAAATATTATTGGTGCAGTTTCCATCGCCAACATAGCCGATGTATCTGTCAGTCCGAACGGATTAAATATTCCTGTATCCGTCGCAAACACCATCACAGTCGGTACTCACGCTGTAACTCAGTCAGGTACTTGGAATATTGCAGCGCTTACTAGTATTAACTCAAGAGTAGCGGTATCTGTTGAAAATACTAATAACATCGCGGTATCAGTGGCAGGAACACCTGCGGTAACACAATCCGGCACTTGGAATGTAGGATTAAACGCAGGTACAAATCTAGTTGGTGCGGTATCCATCAGTCCAAATGGATTGAATATTCCTGTGAGTGTAGCCAACACAATTAACGTAGCTACACATGCAGTTACACAATCGGGTGCTTGGACGGTATCTGTAAATGACAAGGTTTCGGTCGCAGGTCTTGTAGCAGCTACACAATCCGGCACTTGGAATATAGGTGCGTTGACGAGTGTTAATTCCATTGTCAAAGTATCTATTGAAGGAAACTTGGCAGTCAGTGGTTCCAGTATGACGGCAACAGTAGGTGCCGCCGTAACTACAGAAGGATACCCCATGTTGGGTTCCGATGGTACAAACTCTCGTAGATTACTAACTACAACGGGAGGTGCGTTGGTAGTTCACGTATCAAATACTGCACCGGGCGGTTCTTCAGGAGGATCTACGCAGCTTGTGTCTGTAGGAGGTCCTGTAAGTACGCAAGGTGTGCAGGTAGTAGGTACAGATGGAACCAATGCCAGAACGCTTCTAACGACTACTGGTGGTGCATTGGTTGTCCACGTATCCAACACTGCTCCCGGCGGTGCGTCTGGTGGTGGCACACCTATGGTGTCCGTTGGAGGTGCAGTAAGTACACAGGCTGTTCAAATTGCAGGTAAAGATCCAAGCGGGAATGCAAGGACTATTAAAACCAATGTCTCTGGCGTTACGTATATCACTACACGTACATTTATGTCTCAAGATGTGTTTACACGTCCTGCTGATACGACTGCTTACGCCGCAGGTGCTACGGCTGCTCCGGGTAACGCAGGTGATTTAATTGCCAACAGCACAACAGCAGGATCAGTTAAACCACTAAAGTTTCGTATTGCAAAAGGACCGGGGCAAGTAGCCTATATTCGTGGTGCCCGTATGTATCGTACAGGTGGTACGCTTGCTACAGGACAGCATAACATTACAGGTGCTATTCGTCTCCACTTGTTTAACACAGCAACACGCGTATCTGTTGCAGGTGGAGATAACGCAGCCTTTAACGCATCTCCAGTAAGTAACTGGATGGGGTATATTGATCTTGTAGCCATCGCTTGCGCCCCCGGTCTTCGCACCAGTGGTGCAGTGTCTACTCAGGTTTACTGGGGTGCACCCGCGCGTACAGGCGAAATGATTGTAGACCTTAGTGCTGCACAAGTGTCCATCCAAGGACTTCTAGAAACACGTATTGCGTTTACTCCAATCAGTGGTGAAATCTTTACCGTACAGATTGAAGGCTTTAATGGATAACGGTAATGCCTAGACCCCACCAAGACCCTCGCAGACTGCGAGGACCGCGTGTTGAAAAATATAGAGCAGGTGGAAGTATTTTTGTTCCGTATGGTGCAAGTTATTTAACTATTGTTACACAGGCGGGAGGAGGAGGCGGAGGGGGAGACAGTGTTGGAACAGCAGGATCAGGAGGAGGCGGAGGGTCGGCTTCTATCGCATCTTTTCAAATTCGTTCTGATGACTGGGGCAAAACAATAACATTTTCAGTTGGTAATGGTGGGCCGGGAGGTGCTTCCGGTGCCAACGGTACTGCAGGAGGTGCTACTAGTATTACATCTTTAACACTGGGAGGTGCTACCACAGGAACTATTACTACTACCGGAGGGGGCGGGGGAGGTAACGGAGGTGGTGCTGCAGGTACAGGTGGTGCTGCAGGTACAGGTGGTGCTGCAGGTACGGGGAAAGTAACTTTAGGGTCCGCCCAAAACGGACGCTTGGCGGGATCAACAGGTGTTATAGGAATAGGTAGTACTGGAGGAGAAGGAGGAGCCTCCCCTACTTATGGAGAAACAAATACAGCAACAGTATCAGGAGCAGGTAATGAGGGGTTTACACCGGGGATGGGCGGCAGCGGGGGGTCCACAGGCACGTTTGCGGGAGGCTCTGGTGCTGTAGGAGAAATCCAATTTCATTGGTATTTTTAAAATTAGGATAAAATAGAGTCATGACAAACCCAATTACTTCTTTTACAACTCTGGTGTCTGCCGTAGTCGATTATTTCGAAGACGATGCAGCAGAGTTTAAAGCTTACATTCCAGTAGCCGTAGACCTCGCAGAGCAACGCCTGACACGAGAGATAGACTCTACACATTTACGATTTAACACCAATGTCTCCTGTGCGGCTTCTGACAATATTGTTACAAAACCTTCAGGATACAAACTAGGATTCAATCTTCGATATGTTGACCCTACAGGAGAGACAAAAGTCCTTTTAAAGCGTACACAATCCTATATTGACGACTATTGGCCTTGGGGTACAACTTCTGTAGGTTGTCCTAAATATTATTCAGATTATTCAGAAACACAGTACGTAATTGCACCTACGTGCTCTAATGCAGGAGATTTCAAGCTTTCTTGGTCAGGCCGTCCTACGCCTCTTTCAGCAGCAGTAAGTGTTAACGTATTTACTTCCAGCTTCAGCGACATGCTCTTTTACGCTACTTTGATCGAACAGGCCAAGTTTGCAAGACAGAACAGCATGGTGGATCGACTAGAAGCCAATTACCAGATTTGCCTACGCGACACTGTAAACGAAGCACGAAGAGAGCGTAGGGACGAGGGCATAGAACCTGTAAATCAACACAGTAATCGCAACACTTTAAATGCGAATTTGACAGCGGAGTAGACATAAATGGTTTCCAGTTTTTCCACACGAAAACGCCTAGAAAAGCAGAACCCCGGAGAAAACTCCAATACGTGGGGCGGGTATCTCAACACTAACACTATTGACATGATTGACGAGTGTTTTGGTCTTGTTTGCGTTGCCATGACAACAAACGGGGACTCTACTCTTGACACTGCCAACGGTGCTACAGATTCAGGACGAAGGTCTCAAATTGTTCTTACAGGAGCGCCTACGTCCAACGTCAGCCTGTTTGCACCTGCTGTACAGAGTTTCTATCTCGTTCGCAACAAGATGACCGGATCAAACAAAGTAACACTAAAGAACAGTGGTGGCACAGTTGGTGTTGACTTCTCAGGTTCAGGTTCAGGTGCAGAGCAAGGACTTGTTGTATCTGACGGTACAAACGTAAGAGAAGTTCTACGTACCGTGTCGGCAGGAGGTGCAATAGGCTTTGTTAGTGCTGTAGTTGCAGCCGTATCCAACGTAACACTGGATACTACTGGTGGATTCCCTGAAGATCTCATTCCGTTTCACGATGCTAGTGAAAACGGTGCTTTAAATCACGTTCCTGTATCTTCTTTTTATAATAACATTGTTTCTCGTGTACCTGAAGAAACGACCGTTGCTGTATCAGATGGTATTTTGATCCACGATCTATCTGCTTCAGTTGGTCGTGTAATGAACTTTGGCAATTTGATGAAGGGGGTTAATTTACTTACGGCAGAAACAGTTCCCGACATCAATAATGACTTTGTACCTATGTATGATGGCAGTGCTGCTACAACAGATAAAGTACTTCTTCGTTACATCCGAGGTTCTGGTGTTGTTTCAAAGGCAGCGTCCTATACAACTTCAGTTGGAGATAGCCACAGTACAATTAGATTCTCCGGTCTTTCCGCAGACGCTACGTTAACATTACCTGCTGCAGTGTCTTGCAACGGTATGCAGTTAACAGTTATAAATGCAGATCGGACGTATAATGTAACTGTCGATGGTAATGCCAGTGAAACTATTGATACATACGCAACTCGAAGAACTGCTTTTAGCGGACCTATTACAATTGTTTGTGATGGTTCAGGTTGGTATACAAAATCAGGCAGATGGCTTTATCGTTCTACGGGCTTCACCCCTTCTGTAAATGCCACGGGACAAGAAGCGCATGGATTAGGGACCAAACCTTTAAATGTATGGGTTATGTTAAGTTGTAATTCTGCTGATGTAGGTTATACAGCAGGTACAGTCGTACCTTTTAACCCCTCTGGTAACGGTGATACAGGTTCTTATGGCATTGCTCTGCAATTTTCGGATACCAGTCTCGGTTATTTAGTTGGCGACACGGGGATGGATCTAATTAATTTCTCAACGGGTTCAATTGTAGAAATTACGGAAACAAATTGGACAGCGCGTATTTACGCAGAGGCTTAACATAAATGTCCTCCGGTGACACCAAACTAAAGACCCTTACAATTGCCAATGGTATAGATCGTAATATGACATCTTACCAAGCGCAAGGGAAGTGGGTTGACGCAGACAAGATACGATTTCACAAAGGCAACCCAGAGAAGCTTGGGGGTTGGTCTCGTCTTGTAGGAGGAACAACCAACTACCGGGGGGTTGCACGCGAATCTCTTACTTGGGCTGCTTTGGACGGAGATAAATTCTATAGCGTAGGTACACACAAAGGTCTGTTTCTGTACAACGCAGGTCAATGGTACGACATTACTCCCATCCGCGCAACAGCTACCGAAACTTCCGCCATTAACACTTTTGCTTCCAATACAACACGAGTAAAGGTAAGTGACGCAGGACACCAAGCTGTAGCAGGGGATTACGTAGTCTTTACATCGGTAAGTGACGCTCAGATTGACATACACGGTGTCATGGAAATTGTAAGTGCCAATGCCAACAACTATGTAGTTTCGGTAAATGGCAACTGCTCTCTTCCTAATTCCACTGCTCAAACTAAGAAAGGTGGTTCTGTTACTTTCTCCTACCTTCTTCAAACAGGTAAAGTAGATAACGAACCCACTACAGGATATGGATCAGGTACTTACGGCTCTGGTGTTTACGGAACAGGAACTACAGGTTCTCTTATTACCAACATGCGTCTTTGGGACTTTGATACGTGGGGGGAGGACCTCTTAGCACTCCAACGCGGAGGTTTGATCTACAGATGGGATAAGTCTGATGGTACAGGAGTACGTGCTTCTGTTGCCCACGTAGACATTCCTACGCGCGCGGATAGCATGATTATCAGCGAAGAAGCCCGCCATATGATCCTCTTTGGAACCAGTGCTTTTGGAGGCGACTACGATCCTCTTGTGTGGCGCTTTAGTCAAAGCGAGAACTATGCTATTTGGAGTCCTGCTGTTACCAACGCTGCAGGTGGAGGAAGACTTAACAGTGGTTCTTATACAGTAGGCGCAGTTAAATCCAAGAAGGAGATTGTAGTCTTTACTGACGACGGTGCCCACTCCATTGTTTACCGTGGCGCTCCTTTCTACTTCTCTCAAGAACGTCTAGGTGTTGCTTGCGGTCTTATTGGACCTAACGCTGCTATTGACGTAAATGGTATTGTTTATTGGATGGGCAAGCGTTCGTTCTTCAAATATGACGGACAAGTACAGAATATGGACTGTACAATTCACAAGACAATATTTGAACCTGAGAGTAATTACTCCATCAACTACGACCAAAAAGAAAAGATCTACGTAGGTGTCAACAGTGAGTTTAACGAGATTTGGTGGTTCTACCCCTCCATAAACTCTACTGAAAATGACCGTTACGTAATCTATAACTACGTAGAAGGGACTTGGGCAGACGGTGCTATAGGTCGAACCACTTGGGCAGACAGCAATCTCTTCGACTACCCTATTGCTACAGGTACAAGTGAAGCTGCTTACAGCCACGAGGTTGGACACAATGCAGACGGAGCAGAGATGCCTGCTTATTTGGAGTCAGGTTATTTCGACATTGAAGAAGGACAGGTTTTAACCTTCGTAGACAAGTTGATCCCTGACATCACAGAACTCGAAGGTAATTACATGAGTGCCTATATCAAACTAAAGAAGCATCCTTCCGAGACAGCCAAGGTTAAAGGTCCTTATGTTATTGGTCCAACTACCAAGAAGGTGTCTCTGCGCGGACGTGCAAGACAGATTTCACTACGGGTAGAAGTATCTGGTGTGGACAGTAACTTTCGAATGGGTAATTGGAGAGGTGCGATAAGCCCCGATGGAGAACGTTAATGCGTATTAGATTACCTACTCCAGATCGAAAAAGGTTAAAGGAAAAGAATATAGACGAGCTTGTAGATTATTTACACAATCTTATTCAAGCCCTTGAAAGAGCTTTGGAGAAGCTTCCAGAGACGCCTTTTACCAAGGACCGTATTAAAGTTACAGGTTTGACTAAACAATACACATTGGATGCTGCTGCGGGTACTGCTGCCGATGTACGGGCTGTACTAGGAACTTTGTTGGCAGACTTGCAGGAATCTGGTAAGATTTCCTAATATTGGAGAAAAGACATGGCTATGAAGAAAAGTGACATAATGAACCTTATGAAGAAGATTCACAGCGGTACTCCCGGTACAGGTATGAGGGACGATGTTCCTGCTACCATCAACGGCAGCGACCCTGCGGCTCTTTCGGAAGGGGAGTATGTAATCCCGGCTGACGTAGTTTCCATGCTTGGAGATGGACATAGTGACGCCGGGGCCAAGATTCTTGATGCGTTTATCAAGGAAATTCGTATGACCAAAGGCAAAGCTCTTGCCAAAGGACAGCAGGCAGGACCGTTAACAAAACTAGCAAAGATGAACAATAAGAAGGGCTAAATGTACACTTTTAAAGGTATCCAATACCGCGCAGCGACTAAAGAAGACACACTAGGACTCACACTATTCTTTACCAATGTAACTAAAGAAAACGCATTGGGAGAACTGGTAGAACACGATGTTCCTTTGATTAAATCTACGTTAGACGAAATCCTCAATGAAAACAAGGGGATAATCCTCGTAGCTTTAAAAGATGATATAATTATTGGCGCAATTGCACTAGGTAAAATGCAACTTTGGTGGGGTCAAAAAGACTTCTTTACCAATATTGTCTTTTACGTAGCGCCCGAATTTAGAGCTAAATATCGTGTCCAAGAGAAGCTCCTTGAGCTTACCAAAGATTTTTCCAACGAAATTAAAGTACCGTTGCTGATGAATATCTTCAGTTTAAACGGACAGACCGATAAATTGGCAAGATATTTACAGATCAAAGGGTATAAAACAGCAGGTTGTACCGTGCTTTATACCCCACCATAACGAGGAGTAACGTATGAGCGGCTTATTTAGTTCAAAGACAAAAAGTAGTTCAACTTCGAGTACCAAAGTTCCCCAGAACTACCAGAACTTCTTAAATATGTCGCTCAACAGAGCTGCGGCTGCTGGTGACGCACCTTTCGTACAATACCAAGGACAACGTATTGCAGACCTGTCTGGCAACGAACAGATGG